CAACGAAGCAATTAGAGATTATTTTAGGAACAAATAATGGAATGGAATTTACGCTGCAGATGTGGCGAACGATACAAGTCATCTGATAAGATTCAGACTTGTAAAAAATGCAATGCACAAATATATCCAGTGCCTGAATGGTTGACCCCAGAGGACAAATCATTTCAAGAGCAAAGGAGTAATAGAAAGGTGCGTAAGATCAACTTTGAAGTCCGTTGACAAACATGACTAGATACAATATAATATATTGGTAACACTACACTAAAAATGACAAGGGGTTCTTTTCTACACGAGTTCAAGAATGATACTAGAAAACTCATAGCAGCAGTGGAGGGTAGTAGTGATTTAGAATACGACTTCCCAGAACTGTACAGAAAAATCTATGAGTATTATAAAGGAAGAAATGTTTATCTTTACAATCAAAAAGAAAAAGATTATAATATAATATTGGATGAATTAGAGTATGATCTTATGAATGCAGGGGTGATGGCATGAGTTTCAAACGTGAACGTCCTTGGGGATGGTACAAAACTATTTGTAGAGGTGATACCTATGCAGTCAAAAAGATTTGGGTAGCACCTAATCAAAGACTATCATTACAGTATCACAACCTACGTGCAGAACACTGGACTGTTGTGAAGGGTAGTGGTGTTGTTACTCAAGGTACTCTTGAGAGAGCATGTAAACCAGGTGATACCTTTGACATTGGTATAGAGCAAACACATCGTCTAGCAGGTGGTGATAATGGTGTACTTATTATTGAAGTACAACGTGGTACATGTAAGGAAGATGATATTATAAGACTGGAAGATGACTATGGTAGAGTCCAACCAGAGAATATATACGCTACAATCAATGAGTATGGAACGGAATGACTTATTTTGTTACTGGTGGTGCAGGTTTTATAGGTAGTAATTTTCTACACTATATCAAAAGTAAATGGGAAGAACAGATTGTTGTATTAGATAATCTATCTTACGCTGCTGACCTTGAGTTTATACCTAAGGATAAGCAGTTTATTTTTGAGTGGTGTGATATATCTAATGAAGATCAGGTCAACTATCTTTTCAAAAAATATAAACCAAGCAAAGTATTTCACTTCGCTGCTGAGAGTCATGTTGATCGTTCGATAAACAACTATCGACCATTCTTAGAAGCAAATATTATAGGAACTATCAACCTACTCAATGCTAGTAAAGATGTAAAGAAATTCCATCACATATCTACTGATGAGGTGTATGGATCGTTAGAGTATGATAGTGCAAATTTATTTACAGAGGATACTCCATACGATCCTAGGAATCCTTACTCTGCAACTAAAGCAGGGTCAGATCACTGTGTAACAGCATGGCATAATACTTATGGTATTCCTTATCTGATTACCAATTGTTCAAACAACTATGGTCCACATCAACATACCGAAAAACTCATACCGTTAGTGGTAAAAAATGCATTGAAGGATGAGGTAACTTATATGCATGGAGGTGGACATCAGATAAGAGATTGGTTGCATGTGCATGATCACTGCAGAGCATTGCTAATGTTAGACGATGCAGAGATAATAAATGAGCATTATAATATAGGTGGGTCATGTGAGATGAGAAACTTAGATGTGACTAAGATGATCTTGTCACACATGAATAAACCTACTGATCTTATTGGTATATCACATGACAGACCAGGTATAGACAAGAGATATGGTATGGATCATTCTAAGATCACTGCTGACTTAGGATGGGAACCAGAGATATCTTTTGACTATGGTCTTAGAAGCACAATTGCATGGTATCTTGAAAAATTAACATGATTTCACTTTATGGACCAGGTTTTATTGGTAGAAATTTCTATCACATGTATGAACCTGAGGTTGAGATAGTAAACAAAGATGATCGTAAGCCTAAGAGCGATGATATCTTGTATACTATATCAACAGTGGACAATTATAATGTCCACGATAATATAACACTTGACGTTGACACTAATTTACATGTTCTTTGCGAGGTACTTGACCACTGCAGGTCAGAAGACATCACCTTCAACTTCCTTTCTTCTTGGTTTGTCTATGGAAAAGGAATCACACCAGCATCAGAAACTACACCGTGCAACCCACAAGGGTTCTACTCAATCACAAAGCTTTGTGCAGAAAATCTTATCAGGTCTTTTGCACAAACCACTGGGATGAAGTATAGAATCCTGAGACTATGTAATGTCATGGGACCAGGTGATAGAAAAGCAAACCGTAAGAAGAATGCTATACAATGGATGATCAATGAGTTGAAAGCAGACAGAGATGTCAAGATGTATGATAACGGATCACACTGTCGTGATATAATGCATGTAGATGATGTGTGTCGTGCTATCAAACTTGTCATGGATGCTGGAAACTACAACGAAACATATAACATTGGGTCTGGTAACCCTACTAGTGTTAGTGAAATCATGACGTTGGCAAAGATGTTCACTAGATCAAAAGGTGAACTATTAAACATGGAACCACCAGAGTTTCATAAGAATGTTCAGACACAGAACTTCTGGTTAGATACAAGTAAACTCGCATTGCTTGGGTTTACACAACACATTACTAATGAATTTTTAGTCAAGGATTTATGTATAACCTAAAGGAACAGGTTTCTAATTTTGTATTTCAGTTACAGAACTCAGGTAACTATGACATCATGCCATACCTACCTAACCAGAACTGGAAACCTGGTGATCCAATATATTATTCTGGTCCTTACTGGGATGATCAAGAAGTAACTGCTGCTATTACTACCTTGTTAGGTGGTAAGTGGTTACCTGCTGGTGAAGAGGTCAATAAGTTTGAACGTGCATTTGGTAAGAGGTTTGGTCACAAGCATTCTGTCATGGTGAACAGTGGATCATCTGCCAACTTGGTGATGATTGCTGCACTGAAGAAATATTTTGATTGGCAAGATGGTGATGAGATATTAGTTTGTGCTTGTGGTTTCCCTACTACTATCAATCCTATCATTCAGAATGGATTGAAACCAGTCTTTGTTGACATTAGTATGGATGATCTCAACTGGGATCTTGACATGCTTGAGTCTAAGATTACTGATAGGACAGTTGCTGCTTTTAGTTCACCCGTCCTTGGAAATCCCTACGACTTTGATAAGTTCCTTGACATTGTTGATAGGCATGGACTGAAGTATATTGCTGACAACTGTGACTCCCTCGGAAGCAAATGGAGAGATGAGTTTCTCACCAAACATGCCGTCGCATCTTCTTGTTCTTTTTATCCAGCACATCATATCACTACTATTGAAGGTGGAATGGTGTCCTCTGACATCGAAGAGGTGATTCAGATCGCTAGATCTTATGCCTGGTGGGGTCGTGGTTGCTTTTGTGTAGGATCCCAGAATAAATTGCCCAACGGTGTCTGTAACAATAGGTTTGATCGTTGGTTGGAAGGGTATGACAAGGATGTCGATCATAAGTATGTCTTCGGAGTCCAAGGATACAATCTCAAACCTGCTGACTTGCAGGGGTCTATCGGTCTTGTACAATTGAAGAAGCAAGATGAGATACATTATGTCCGTCGTCTGAACAAAGGAGCTTTGCATGAGATCTTCATGCAAATACCTGGTTGCAGGGTTGTTGAAGAAAAAGATCATGCAGAAACCTCATGGTTTGGTTGCCCAATTATCTATGAGGACGGTAAACACCACCTCGTAAAATACTTAGAGAGTAAAGGTGTACAAACTAGAAACTATTTTGCAGGTAACATCCTAATGCACCCTGCCTACAAGCATCTTGAACCTGCATCTAACTATCCTAATGCGTCAAGTGTGTTAGATAATGTATTTTTCTTAGGAACATCTCCCGTTATTACTGTTCCTATGCTAGACTACATATATGAAATAATAGAAAATTATTCAAAGGAAAATAATGACTGATCGTCCTACAAAAACAGCACTCGTATTAGGTGCTGGTGGATTTATTGGATCCCATATGGTGAAGAGACTAAAGGGTGAAGGCTATTGGGTGCGAGGTGTAGACTTAAAGTATCCAGAGTTTTCTAATACATGTGCAGATGAATTTATCACAGGTGATCTTCGTGATGTAGATTTTGTACGTAGAATTTTAGAATACAAAGGACCGTTCCCTAATTTTCATAGTGAAGTTCCTTACAGGTACATAGAACCATTCCATGAGATATATCAGTTCGCTGCCGACATGGGTGGTGCAGGATTTGTATTCACTGGTGAGAACGATGCAGAGATCATGGAGAACTCAGTTACGATTAACTTAAATGTTCTGGAAGAGCAACGTAAGTTAA